TATCAAATAGGAACAGCAGACGCTAACGATATTACAAACGTTTCAGGACAGTTACAATTTACAGAATTAAGACCAGCTTTAAAACTAATTCGTATTATTGAATCGATTGAAACAAAATACAATTTTACTTTTGACAGGGAGTTTTTAGGGCGTGCGGTATTTGGTAATTTGCATATGTGGGTGTTTAATAATTTAAATGCAAATATAAATATTGAACAATTAAAAATTGATTTTACAAGTAAAGATTCATTTACAAGTATTTATAAAGCAAATATAGGAGAGCCACAAACACTTATAACAACTGTAGCGGGGGTTGGCTTTGACGAATTAGATTTAACAACAGATGCTTTTACTTGGAGTAATGACTTTATACCTACATTATATGACCCCCCAGTTTGGTATGTTGTAGGTCAAGGATGGACTCAAGTTTTAAGAACGCTTACTCTTATAGTAGCAACAACAGATACTAATTCTTATAATATTTATGTTTATAAAAATGGACAGCCTTTTTTAACACGAACTGATATTGTAGGTAATAGTAATATTCGTATAAATTTAACCTTTACAGGTTTACCTGCTGATGAGTATACTTTTTTTATAACATCTTTATTTGGCGTAACTTTTACAACTACTTTATTAAGAGCAACTCAATTAACGGTTAGAAATCCATCATTTCCATTTAATACTTACTCAGAATCTCAAAGATTAAGAGGTTTTAGTATTGCACAAACAATTATACCTGTTTTCCCTGTATCACAAAACTTGCCTAAAATTAAAGTTAAAGATTTCATCACATCACTAATCAAAATGTTTAACCTTGCTTTAGTTCCATTAAATGCAAACCGTTTCAATTTGTTACCGCTTGATGATTGGTATTTTCAAGGTAATTTAATAGACTTAACAAAGTACATCGATAGTAAAGAAGTTAATTTTAAAAGACCTAAACTATTTAAAGATATTTTATTTCAACATCAAAAGTCAGGGCAAATATTCAACGAACAATTTAGAAATAATCAAGGTGGCATTTTAGGTTATGGCGATTTGCAGGCTATTTATCAAATCGATGGAGCAGAATTGAAAGTGCAAACGGAAGTAGAAAATTTAATGTTTAATCGATTGACAGATGAAGCCACAGGTGATGTTACTAACGTTCAAGTTGGTTTGTCATTAGATAAAAATACACAGCCATATTTAGGCAAACCTTACATATTTTATAAATGTGGTTTTCAAAATTACGATTTACCAATAAAAGCGAACGGACACGCAGATTTAACTTATACTTATTTAACCTCAACTGAAAACGATTTTATTTTAGAGCAAGTTTCCAATAGTGTAAACTATTCAACCGATATAAGTACATTTTTATTTTCTGAAATACCTAGAAATCTTTACTCAAATTATTGGAGTGATTACATTTCAGATTTGTACTCAACTAAGCGAAGATTATCAAACTGGAAAGCTAATTTACCTATTGGAATAATTATAAGATTGAAGCTTAACGATAGGATAGTTATTGATGACAAAACCTATATTATTAATTCAATGAAAACAAACCTGAGTACAGGCGATGTAGATTTAGAATTATTAAATTATATCGGTTTACCTTTTACTTCGGTAAATTCAAACATACCATTAACAGCGGACACGATAGACTATTCAGCGGATAGCACGATACTAAGTGCAGATATGACTTACATCTATTTAGCTGATTTATCACCTATTCCTAACGGTGTTGAATATGAAACTTTATTAGTGAGTTATGCACGACAAGATTTCGACTGTAAAATTAGTGCGAACTCGCCTTATTTAGTTACTAAAGTAGATACAGGCGATGGAGTAGGATGGATTAATTTAGAAAATGCATCTGGACAAATAACTAATTATTTATTAATTAAAGTTGACGAAAGTACAACGGATAGAAGTATGGATTTATATGTAGGTATCGGTGGCGATTCATTTACAATAACTATAACACAACAACAATTATGATAAGGGATATAATAGAATTATTACAGTTTCAAGAGTGGCATAACACGACAGAAAATATACATATTGCAAAGGGAGGTTATAGATTTCCAAGAACGTTTAAAGAATTATTTAAAAACATTTACAGATGGCTATCACGAAAACAATAGAGATTGATATAGAGAATAATTTTGACTCTGTTTCTAAAGATATTAAAAAATTAACTTCTAATTTTGAAAATATTGACAAAGAAATTAAAGGCATTCAAAAATCTACTAAATCCGCTGAAGGTGGTGTTAAATCTTTATCGGATAGTTTTAAAGGAATGGGATTAGCTGTTAAAGCTATTGGTATTGGTTTGGTAATGGAAGCATTTAATTTGTTTAAGGAAATATTAGGCAAAAACCAAAAAGTAGTTGATTTATTTAATACTGCAATTGGTGCTTTGTCTATTGCTTTTAATGATTTAATTGATTTTGTAATGGGTAGTTTTCCATCCGTTATAAAAATATTTAAAGATGTATTTGAGAATCCTACAAAATATTTACAAAAGTTTGGAGATTTAATTAAAGAAAATTTAATAGAAAGATTTAATTCATTTTTAGATACAGTTGGGTATTTAGGTAGTGCATTAAAAAAAGTATTTGAAGGTGATTTTGCAGGAGCAATGGAATCTGTTAAAAAAGCTGGTAAAGAGTCTATAGATGTTTTAACAGGTGTAAATAATTCTGTTGATAGAGGAAAAAAAGCAATAGGAGATGCAGCTGAAGCTATTGGTAATTATGCAGTAAAAACTTTTAAAGCATCTGAAGCAAATGTTAAACTTCAAAATTCAGCAATATTAGCAGCGGCAGAACAAGCTAAATTAGTTGAACAATATGATAGGCAAGCCGAAAAATTAAGACAAATAAGAGATAATGATTTACTATCTATTGACGATAGAATAAAAGCAAATGATAAATTAAAAGTTGTATTAGAAAAACAACAAGCAGCAATGTTATCTCAGGCTAATTTACAAGTCCAAGCGGCTAAAGCCACTTATACTATGAATAAAAGCATAGAAAACCAAGCAGCAGTTACGGATGCATTAGCAAACAAAGAGGGAGTACTTGCTCAAATAGAGGGATTGAGAAGTGAAAATATAGCAAATAGTATTTCATTACAAAAAGAAAAAATTGCTTTAGGACAAAGTGAAGTTGAAAATTTAAACGCATTATCAATTGAACAAAAGAAATTTAATGAAAGTTTAGAAACTGATGAACTAAAAAAACTTCAAAATCAAAGAGCAAATTTAGAAGAAGAAAAAAGAATTGAACTTGAAAGGTTACAATTAAAAATTGATAGTGCTGTTTTAGGAACACAAGCTAGAATTGATGCAGAAAATGAATATGCAGTTAAAAAGCAAGAAATAAATAATGCATTAATTACTAATCAAATTGAAACTAACAAAGCAGAATTAGCACAAGCACAAACGGTTGCTGATGCAAAAGTAGCTATACAACTTCAAGGCTTAAATGCTTTAGGCGATTTAGTAGGTTTAGCAAAGTCTTTAGGCGAAAAAAATAAGGATTTACAAAGAGCTGCATTAATAGCAGAAAGTGCGATAGGTATTTCTAAAATTATAATTAATACACAAGCTGCAAATGCAGCAGCTAGATTAAAATACGCATTAATTCCGGGTGGTGCTGCATTAGCTGCAACAGAATCAATATTAAATAAAGTAAGTGCAGGAATAGGAATAGCTGCGAACGTAGCTGCGACAGCAAAAGGTTTAAGTGCTTTAGGAGGCGGAGGTGCTGCATCTGGTGGTGGTTCAAATCCTGCAGGCGGAGGCGGTGGTAGTTCAGCGCCACAATTTAATATAGTAGGGCAGTCATCAACAAACCAATTAGCACAAACAATTTCAAGCCAACAAAAGCAACCGATTAAAACTTATGTAGTAGCTGGAGATGTAACAACTCAACAAAGTTTAGATAGAAATGCGGTACAGACTTCAACTTTTGGAGGGTAGAAATAAATAAAAAAACCGCTAATATCAGTTAGCGGTTTTAAGTTAATCTACACTTTAAAAGATGGCTGTAAGCACAAAGGTTTACAAATATACAAAAAAATATTATAAAAAAAATATTACGACTTTTATTTTATACGTTATACTATTATGAAACTATACGAATTAATATTATCAAATGAAGAAATACAAGGAATTGATGCTATTTCTGTAGTGGGAAGTCCTGCAATGGAAAGTCAGTTTATAATGCTTTCAGAAGAAAAAAGAGTTTCATTCGCAAAGATTGACAACGAAAAACAAATCTTATTAGGGGTTGCAATGATACCTGAAAAAAAGATTTACAGATTTGATGAAGAAACAAAAGAAGAGTTTGAAGTTTTCTTTTCAAAAGAAACAATTAAAAGAGCATCTGAATTATATCTAAAAAAAGGGAATCAATCAAATGCAAATTTAGAACATTCTAAACTAGCTTTAAGCGGTACAATAGTGGAAAGTTGGATAGTTGAAGATACACAAAAAGACAAAACAGCATTATACGGTATCGATGCACCTTTAGGAAGCTGGGTAGTTGCAATGAAAATAGAGGATAAAGAGCAATGGGAACTTTGTAAAGAAAACGGAACAGGGTTTAGCATCGAGGGAATGTTTAACGAAAAAGTAATATTAACTAAAAACGAGAATAATATGGATTTTAAACAAATGAAAGACGACTTACTAAACGAGTTCAAAACTCTTTTAGGTAAACAAGTCAAACTAGCGCAATGGAAGTCAGCAGATGGCACATTGACGTTAGAAACTGAAACTGATATGCCTGAGGTGGGTGGAAGTATTGTGTTAGTAACGCCTGAGGGTGTGGTACCTGCTCCAATTGGGGAGTATTTATTAGCGGACGGAATTACTATTTCAGTTGCTGAAATTGGGGTTATTTCTGAAATCTCAACAGGAGAAGAAGAAGAAGTAGTCGCACCAGTTGAAGAATTAAGTAAAGGAAATTCTATTCCGGATGTGGCAGAATTGAAAAACGCAATCAGTTCAATGTTAATTAAATTTAACGAGGATTTGAATGTAAGATTTACAGCTATTGAAACTAAACTTTCAGCTCAAGAACAAGAAAACGAAACTTTAAAAACAGAATTATCAGCAACTCCAGCGGTTACTAAAACAGCAGTTGCTCCAATATCACAAAAAACCGAAGCTCCTAAAACAACTAGAGGGAGATTGGCATTATCAATTAACGAATTAAAAAATAAAAACTAAAAACAAATGGCAACAACAACAACAGTAAACAGTTCCTATGCAGGAACAGTAGCAGGGGAAATAGTAGGTAAGGCTTTTAAAGAAGCAGATACTATTCAAAGAAATTTAGTAACGGTATTACCTAACATACCAGTTAAACAAGTTATTCGTAAAATTGATTACGGGAACGGAAGAACAGATTATTCTTGTGGATTTACTCCAGCAGGTTCTGTAACTTTAGATGAGGTTGTTTTAGAGCCTAAGAAAATCAAAAACGAAGCCGAACTTTGCAAAGAAGATTTCAGAAATGTTTGGGATACAGCTTCTATGGGTTTTTCAGCTCACAACGACAATATGCCAGTAGATGAAGAAAGTGCTTTATTAGTTGAAATCTTAGCAGATACAGCTCAAGCGACTGATTCAGATATATGGGTAGGTGATGCTACAGATGACGGGCATTTTGACGGCTTCATTCCTAAATTTTTACTAGATGCTACAGTAATTGATGTTACAGCAGTTGCGGTAACTAAAGCGAATGTAATTTCTAAAATCGAAGCGGTTATGACAGCAGTACCTGTAGCTTTAAGACGTAAAACTGATTTAGTATTTGCTGTATCTAACGACGTAGCTTTATACTACCAACAATCTTTGGTAAGTGCTGGTATTTCTAACGGTTTAGGAGGTAATGACTTTCAATTGCGTTACGGTAACTATGTATTAGAAATTGTAAACGGTTTGCCTGACTCAACAATGGTAGTTTACCAAAAGAAAAATCTTTATTTCGGTACAGGTTTACTTTCAGACCACAACGAAATCCGTATCAAAGATATGGATGATACAGATTTGAGCGGAACAGTACGTTATAAAATGGTATACACTGCGGGAGTGCAGTATGTTAGAGGTGCAGAGATTGTGTTATACACAACTTTCGTATAGTAATAAATAACAAGGCGGTTGAAAATACCGCCTTAATTTAAAATATAAAATTATGGCCTGTGAATTTATAACGAGCGGTCGTTTACTTGAATGTGTGAATAATACTTCAGGTTTAAGAAACGCTTACTTTGCAAAATGGTTAGACTACGATTTCGTAGTTGCATCTTCAGAGCTTACAAGTATAGGAACTTTAGCAGAGGTTTTTAAATTTGAACTTAAAAACGTTGGTAACATTCCATTAGAAACTGAAACAAGTTCTGTAGATAACGGAACGGTTTTTTATGATGCGAAAATTGATTTAGTTTTAATTGGTTTAACAGCTCCTTTAGTTAATCAAGCTAAACTATTGTCAAGAGATAGAAGTGTTATTTTTATTGAAGATAACAACGGTAAATTTCATGCATTTGGAATTGCAAATGGTGCAAACAAAACTACAGGAAGCAGAGAAATTGCTGGCGACTTAGGAGGTTTTTACGGATTAAAAATGAGCTTTCAAACATTAGAGCCTGATACTGCTCCAATATTGAGTTCAAGTGCAGTAACTTCTTTGTTAGCAATAGTTTCATCAGTTTATGTAAACGATTAATACTTTTTATTAAATAATATTAGCCTACTAATTAATTTTAGTAGGCTTTTTTATTACAAAACGATATTTATACGTTATATTAGTATGGTAATATTAAAACCCTCAGAAGCTACTCATTCAATTACAATTATACCCCGCTTAAATGCGAGTACTATATCTATTGTAATAAAAAATGAAGGCAAAAATACAACTGAAACTATTGAAGATATTTTAACTACTTTTTTAAATGGTTATTTAACTTTTGAAATAACAAAAACTGTTTTAGAGCAAGAAAGTTTTGAGTATTCTGTTTATAACTTAGATTCAGAATTATTATTTAGAGGAAAAGCATTTGCAACAAATCAAACAGATTTGCAAAATTATAAAATAAATTAAAAATGGGAGATGTTAGAGCAATTAGCTTAAGTTCACACATAACAGAGGTATTTCAAGAATTTAAACCGAGTGGTAAAAGTTATATTTTAAACGGTAAAAATAATAGTGGTTATGATTATGTAATAGATCGTTATAAATATTCGCCAACAAACTCAGCAATTTTAGATTCTTACTATTCTTATATTTATGGGCGTGGATTGACTGCTAATTATACAGTTAATCAAGCTAATCAAATGGCTATAATTCAAAAGCTATTTTCAAAAGATAATGTAAAAAAAATAGTTAAAGACTTTTCTTTATTTCACGAGGCTAGCTTTGAAATTATTTTAGGCAAGTCAGGAAATGAAATAGCGCAAATAAATCATTTACCTAAAAACAAAGTTGTACCTACAGAAGCAAATGAGTACGGTGAAATTCCATCTTATTGGTATTCTTATAACTGGAATGATTTGAGAAAATATCCAGCAGTAGAAATACCAGCTTTTACACAAGGAACTACAGAAAAAAAGACAATATTTGTAATTAAAGAATATACTATTAATGATTTCTATTTTGCAAGACCATCTTATTATTCAGGTTTAAACTATGCAGAATTAGAGGAGCAAATATCAATCTATTGTATAAACCATATTAAAAACGGTTTGAGTGCTGGGTATATTATAAATGTAAACGAGGGCATAACAGACGATGAGGTTAAAGATGCTTTTGAAAGAAATGTAATTAGAAAATTTACAGGTTCTGAAAATGCAAATAAGTTTATATTATCTTTTAACTCAAACAAAGATAGTGCAACTACTTTGGAAGCGGTACAGGTTGCAGACGCACACCAACAATATCAATTCCTTACTGAAGAAGCACGTAAACAATTATTAACAGCTCATAAAGTTGTTAGTGGTGCAATTTTAGGCATACAAACAGCGACAGGTTTCAGTAGTAATGCAGACGAAATAGAGGTTGCATTTAATGAAACGATGCTAAACGTTATTAAGCCATTACAAGATGCTTTAACCGATGGCTTTGAATATGTATTAGGTCAAAATAATATCACATTACAGTTGTATTTTGAGCCTTTAAGACCTAAAATAGTTCAAGCTCCAGTTGTTAAGATGGCAAGCGAAAAAAAAAAGATTGAAGATTTTGGAAGCGATATAGATTTGAATGTTTGGGAGTTAGTAGATAGCATTCCTGTAGATTATGAAAAAGAAGATGAACTAGATATTGAAGTTTTAAAGCTAAATAATAGATATGAATTTGCAAATGTTTCTACAGGAGTAGCAAAAACAAAAAGCAAATCTGAGCAGGATACAGATTTATACATTACACGTTATAGATATTCAGGAAATGAAAGTCCTGAAAGAGAATTTTGCAAAAAAATGATGAGCTCTAAAAAATTATACCGTAAAGAAGATATTGAAGCGATGAGCAATCAGAATGTTAATCCGGGCTTTGGAATGAGACCAAATCCAAATGAGCCTTATAATATATTTCTTTGGAAAGGTGGCGGTTTATTAAGTGATGAATTTCCAAACGGTACATGTAGACATTTTTGGGTTCGTGAAATGTACAGAAAAATAGGAACAGGTAAAAATACAGTTGCAACACCATCAACACCAGCACAAGTTAGAAAAGTGGGAGAAATTCCTCCAACAAATAATCCAAAAGTGTATATTGCACCACATGATATGAAATAATTATGATACTATTAATAACACCTCAGCAAGTAATAGACAAAACACCGTTTAATGGTAATATTGACTATGATAAATTAGTTCCTTGTATAGAAGATGCGCAAGTAGCAGACTTAGAGCCATTGTTAGGACAAATTTTATTTGATAAGATTTTAGATGACTATGAAGCTGAAACTTTGAGCGGTTTGTACTTAGATTTGTACAATAAATTTTTAGTAGATTATTTAATTCGTGCAAGTGCAAAGAATTATTTTTTAATAGGAGCTTATCAAGTTGCAAACGGTGGTATTTACAAACATAGTGCAGAAAACGCTGAAACAATAAGTAAAGAAGAAGTTGATTATATGATGGTGCAACAACGTTCTAAAATGGAAGTTTATGGAACTAGAATGAAACGTTGGTTAGTTTATAATCATATTACTGAATATTTACAACACTCTGAAATTATAAATGCTAAACCTATAAATGTTTCAAGTTGGTGGTTTGGTGGTCGTAGTAGTTGTACTGAACAAATTGATACTTGGAAAAATGAATAAAGATAAAAAGCCAAATATTGCAAGAGTTAAAAACGAAGAAAAATTAAGAAAATATTTACTAAGTAAAGAACAAAATGGCAAAGCAAGTAATAAATGTAGGGACTAGTGCAAACGATGGTACAGGCGATAAAATTAGAGTAGCTTTTCAAAAGTCTAATGCTAATTTTACTGAATTGTATGATACTAAATTAGAATCGGTTGTCGCTGGAACTAACGTTACAGTTGACAATACCAATCCTTTAAACCCTATCGTTAGCGCAACTGGTGGAGGCGGTGGCGTTCCTTATACTGGAGCTACTCAAGATGTAAATTTAGGAGAGTTTGGTTTATTAACTGGAAATATAGAATTTGACAATACACCTACAAACATACCTACTACTGCAGGCTCTATGGTTTGGAATGATACCGATGGAACAGTAGATTTAAAGCTAAAAGGCGGAAATGTAACACTACAAATAGGACAAGAATCCGTTATTAGAGTAGTCAATAAAACAGCTACAAATATAAATTTATTAGAAGCTAATTACCAAGCAGTTAGAGTTACAGGTGCGCAAGGTCAAAGATTGAAAGTAGATTTAGCACAAGCAACAAATGATTTGTTAAGTGCTGAAACTATTGGACTTGTAACCGAAACTATAAACAATAATGAAGAGGGATTTATTACCACAAGCGGATTAATTAGAGGTGTAAATACTACAGGAAGTTTACAATCTGAAACGTGGGCAGATGGCGATATTTTATACCTATCTCCAACAGTTGCGGGTCAAGTTACAAAGGTTAAACCTGTAGCTCCAAATCATTTAGTTATTATTGGATATGTTGTTTCTGCACACGCAACACAAGGCTCTATATTTGTAAAAGTAGA